ATGGCACTGAATATTCCATTCAGAAATGCGTACTATCGTTTTGCATCCAGTTACTCATTTCTCTTTTTTATTTCCTGGTCGCTGTGGTGGTCGTTATACGCTATTTGGCTGAAAGGACATCTAGGGTTGACAGGGACGGAATTAGGTACACTTTATTCGGTCAACCAGTTTACCAGCATTCTATTTATGATGTTCTACGGCATCGTTCAGGATAAACTCGGTCTGAAGAAACCGCTCATCTGGTGTATGAGTTTCATCCTGGTCTTGACCGGACCGTTTATGATTTACGTTTATGAACCGTTACTGCAAAGCAATTTTTCTGTAGGTCTAATTCTGGGGGCGCTATTTTTTGGCTTGGGGTATCTGGCGGGATGCGGTTTGCTTGATAGCTTCACCGAAAAAATGGCGCGAAATTTTCATTTCGAATATGGAACAGCGCGCGCCTGGGGATCTTTTGGCTATGCTATTGGCGCGTTCTTTGCCGGCATATTTTTTAGTATCAGTCCCCATATCAACTTCTGGTTGGTCTCGCTATTTGGCGCTGTATTTATGATGATCAACATGCGTTTTAAAGATAAGGATCACCAGTGCGTAGCGGCAGATGCGGGAGGGGTAAAAAAAGAGGATTTTATCGCAGTTTTCAAGGATCGAAACTTCTGGGTTTTCGTCATATTTATTGTGGGGACGTGGTCTTTCTATAACATTTTTGATCAACAACTTTTTCCTGTCTTTTATTCAGGTTTATTCGAATCACACGATGTAGGAACGCGCCTGTATGGTTATCTCAACTCATTCCAGGTGGTACTCGAAGCGCTGTGCATGGCGATTATTCCTTTCTTTGTGAATCGGGTAGGGCCAAAAAATGCATTACTTATCGGAGTTGTGATTATGGCGTTGCGTATCCTTTCCTGCGCGCTGTTCGTTAACCCCTGGATTATTTCATTAGTGAAGTTGTTACATGCCATTGAGGTTCCACTTTGTGTCATATCCGTCTTCAAATACAGCGTGGCAAACTTTGATAAGCGCCTGTCGTCGACGATCTTTCTGATTGGTTTTCAAATTGCCAGTTCGCTTGGGATTGTGCTGCTTTCAACGCCGACTGGGATACTCTTTGACCACGCAGGCTACCAAACAGTTTTCTTCGCAATTTCGGGTATTGTCTGCCTGATGTTGCTATTTGGCATTTTCTTCTTGAGTAAAAAACGCGAGCAAATAGTTATGGAAACGCCTGTACCTTCAGCAATATAGACGTAAACTTTTTCCGGTTGTTGTCGATAGCTCTATATCCCTCAACCGGAAAATAATAATAGTAAAATGCTTAGCCCTGCTAATAATCGCCTAATCCAAACGCCTCATTCATGTTCTGGTACAGTCGCTCAAATGTACTTCAGATGCGCGGTTCGCTGATTTCCAGGACATTGTCGTCATTCAGTGACCTGTCCCGTGTATCACGGTCCTGCGAATTCATCAAGGAATGCATTGCGGAGTGAAGTATCGAGTCACGCCATATTTCGCTATCAGGATTCTGTGTGATGGTTACATCGCCCGGCTCAGGGCTGTTTAGTCATCAGCGCTTTCTGACAGTGCTGAGATTTCAACCTGTTGCAGTAAAAATGAGTAGATATAAGGCAAGTGTGCTGCCAAACCCATCTTTTACGGGGTGAAGGTAGATTTCGTTTGAAGGGTATCTGGTGTCCCCTGCAGACATCTACTTGAAGCGGCAGGGGATTGATTGGAATGGTATTTTTTAGATGTGAGAAATATTTTACCCGCTATTTTACCCATTGGCGCGGCTTAAGAGCTTATTTTTGAATTCACAATGGTCACGATATAACCATCTTGCTCGCCCGTGGATAACTTTGGCTTTTGGCAGGTCGCCGGACTTAATACGGTCGTAGATGAAGGTTTTACCGAAGCCAGTATCAGCCATGATGAATTTCAAATCAACCAGGGAATCAGGCTGTAGTTCGTGTTGCATGAGTGCTATCTCCGAATAGGGAATCGAACCTGCAAATCAGGCAATAAAAAACCGCCATCAGACGGCTTGGTGTTCTTTCAGTTCTTCAATTCGAATATTGGTTACGTCTGCATGTGCTATCTGCGCCCACAGCATCCAGTGGTCATAGCAGTCGTTGATGTTCTCTGCTTCGATAACTCTGTTGAATGGTTCTCCATTCCATTCACCTGTGACTTGGAAGTGCATTTATCATCTCCATAAAACAAAACTCGCCGTAGCGAGTTCAGATAAAAGAAATCCCCGCGAGTGCGAGGATTGTTATTGTCTTTTCTTCGTGCATTTGTCGCACCTTCGGCACCATCCAGATAGGCACATCCGTCCGCAATTAACACATATAGGCCACATCATTTTTCCTCTTTTGGTTTATGAATCTGAATGGTCATGCCGCTTTGAGTGGTGACTACAATGACAGAACCAGGCTGAAGGCTGTTAAGATTGAATGCTTCGTAAAACGAATCCAATGCCAGTGCTTTTTTATTCTTTCTGTTCCACCAACGCCATCCCTTGCTACAGGCTACACTGACAATCCACTGTCCACTCCTGTAAGCCATATAAAACCAGATGAGCAAAACCTGAAGGAAGGCAATCCAGTCAATAATCGTATATTTCGCAAAGGAGTCCATTACTTCATCTCCTGCGGCGGTTCTGGTAGAGGCATCCAGTGGGTTACTTCTCTAACACATTCTCTGTATTGATATTTTCGATCCCCATTCATCACATAAAAAACTCCACCCCCACGCCACTTTCCGTCAGGAAATAGAATTGCAACTCCCGTATCAAGACATGGCTCGCCATCGGCATCAGATTTAAATGCAACAAGAACCTCTATCGGATATCCCGGCATTCGCTCACTACAGCTTATCCAACTATCCGGAGTTACCGGATAGTTGCCATTCACAAGGTCAGCTCGAACATATAGCGTGTCATCATGGTGCTGATTGTGGCTGCACCACGTTAATTCGCTTAACTCGCCATCTTCTGGCCATACTCCAGCCGTTTGCAGCCAGATATGGGCTGGCGCATCTTGGCAAGGTGTATTAACTGGCAACTTGCAAGTTTGGCTTACAGGTTCGGCTTCCAGTTCTGCTATGCGCTTTTTTGCTGTTTCCAGCTCGCCCAGCAGCGCCAAGACGGTAGCCGGATTGGCTGCGGCGATGAATTCAGCATTGGCCTGCTGTTCTATTTGGAAATCTTCATCGAAACCGCTTTCTGGATGCGCTCCTTCAATTCTGCAAATGGGAATATATCCAGCAACTTCACGATGAATTAGCGCATCATCACCATCAAATCGGCCCTCTCCATATTCGAGCGACCACTCACCACACGTTGCTTTTTCTGCCTTTTCACGCAGTGCCTGATAGTCAATCTTGCTCATGTCACATCACCCTGAATCCGTTGCATTTACGTAAAAAATCGCAGATATAGCCCTTCATTTTTTCATGCCAATCTCGATCATTCCCATTGCACCAACCATCAGGTGGAGTCCAGTTTTCTATCAGAGCAGCCATTTTCTTTGCTTTCGCCGGAGTAGCTGTTGCGGTATCGCAGTAATGACGAGTGTCAACCAACGTATCCATACCATCGATATCAAGTACGCAAAACCATGTGTGATTCGGCATTTCAACAGATGGTATTTGTTGCCCACGTCGACGTTTATCAATAAGACATACAGTCATGGTTCCACCTTCTCTATTTGCTTAAGACCGTCTCTCACTGCATTAAGTACGCGTTCCAGATACTGGTATTTCGGGTTTGGTGCCGTTGGCCAGCCTGCATACCACGGATCATCACCAAAGAGATTCAGCAGTTTGTTACCGACACCGAAACAACAGCAGCTTTCTTTTACGTCATCGGCGTTTTCCGACTCGTCCCACATTTCGCGAGCCTGTACCGCGTCGATTTCTCTCTCTCTTCGTAACTTTATGATTTCTGACTTCACGAAAAGCAGATTTGCATCGTTGTCATCGTCGACCGTGCTTCGCAGTTGAGGGTCGAAATAGCCGATTAGATACTCGTTGCTGACCCGCTTAATGAACGTCTGCACATCATCACCGCCCATAGCAAACCAAGCCGCAGTCCACGCTTTTCCGTAGCAGGTGATGGTGATTCTTCCCTTACCAGGTTCGTAGTTTTCAATCATCACTCGAACCGGATCTAGTCGCTCTGCACCGGTTATAACGAATGACAACACATCAATCTTTTCAACCGTTACACTCACTGGTTGCCTCCTTTGCGAAGCTGGGCAGCAAAGTCACGGATAGTGTCATCAAGGTCTGGGCACAACAGATGGTCAGCAAACATCTCTACCCCCTGCGCCCGCACTTCAGCCAGGAAAGCATCGGTAACTGGAGTTTCAGTAACATCATCTTCCCATTCGCTAAACTCCTCACGACAAAAGTCATTAAATTCCTTCTCAGATTGCTTAAGCGATGTATTTTCAGCAGCCATCTTCGCGCATTTAGCCTCAAGGTTATCAATCGTGATTCCAGCAGAACGACACTCCCGCAACGCCGTTTCCAGTTTTGATTCAAGTTCACCGAACTTACGGACAAGATATTCAGCGTTTGTTTCGTTAACCTTTAAATCTCGTGGGATGCATTTACCTTTCAGAAATCCATCCATCTCAATTAGTGTCATTTGTTTCATTTCTTCCCACTCCGCCACATTGCATTCAGATATTTGTTTTGATTTACTGATGGAAAAGAATTTCTCTTAAGCAATTCCTCTCTCGATGGCATTGGCTTTACGCGTTGGCGAATAATCATTTCTGCCGGAAGAATGCCGGGATTGTATGCAAGTCCTCTCATGGTAAATTCCTCAGTCATTACTGATAGCGCCATAGCGTGAGCGGTAATTACGCAGGCGCGGGTCAATTTCAGGGAAGTGGGTATATGTGGCTTTGCGGAATGGTCGGATTGATGTCTGGTAAATTCGCTCGCGTTCTTCTTTCTCTGCAAGCCATATGCAGTGGCGAAATTCCTTTTCCTCTTTCGTTTCCTGCGGTAGCGACATTATCCGATCGTAGTTTTTTCTGAATTTATCCAGCACCTCCGATACGGAATTGCCGGAACAGCGGCGCGCGTCGTCCGCACCATACAGAGGCGCTGGCATGGTTTTCTCCTGTTGATTATTTAGCTAACTTTTTCCAGATCGCTGAAACGTATTTGGCTTGGTGAATGGCATCATCAAGCGCGTTGTGGCGAGTTCCTTTGAATGGCATATCTCGCTTAGGGTCGAATCCTATTACCTTCCCAAGTTCGACGATTGTTCTTACGTCGCGGTCATTCCACCACTGCCACGGAACTGGCTGCCCTGTCAGCGAATAACTGTTGCGGAGAATAACGCAGTCAAATGATGCCCCATTCCCCCAAACCTGAACGAATTTGTGGTTAGCGTTCTTTATGATGAATTCAGATAACCATGAAAGAGCCGTTGAAAGCTCCTGAGTGTTGCTGGTTAGCGATTTTCTGGCTTCTTCACTCTGTTCCATCCACCATAAAATCGTTGAAGCGTCAGGACGCGCTCGATATCGCATTGATGACTCAAGCGAGATATTTACCGAGAACTCTTCTCCTGTTTCTCCGGTATTCGGGTCAAAGAATACCGCCCCAATAGAAATAACTGGCGAGTATGGCCCGTTGCCCATTGTTTCAAGGTCAACCATCAAGTGATTCATGTAAGTCCTTAAATTGCGTGAATAGCGTGACGAGGGAAAGGGAGAGTTACTGTCTCCTCGTCTGGGTAGATAGGTTTGTTATGTTTGTGCCACTCGACATGACATGACTTGCAGAGCCACATCACATCGGTTGGTTTGCTGTAGTCGCAGTGGTGCGCCTGTGGTTTACATTCTGATCCGCAGCACTCACATTGTGGTGGTCGGATTAGCTTACCGTCGCGCAAAAAATTACCCACGATGATGTGGGCTTTTCTTTTCCATGGGTTGCTCTGAATGAACCGCTTTTTGGCTGCGTTACACCGTTCTCTGCCGCGTTCCGATGATTGATATTCTCTCCTTGCTGATACTCGATGTGGCAATCCCGCGCGCTCTTTGTCGTATTCAGCCAGGCAAGCCCGGCAAGCGGCAGTTAATCCATCTCTGGATGCTCTTCTGATTTGAAAGTCCCTTTCTTCCTTCTGTTGATGGCATCTTGAGCAGATTTTCATATTCAGCTCCTAGAACGGAATATCCGAATCGTCGAAGTTCATAGGTGGTTCGCTGTGATTCCATTGCTGCTGAGGTTGCTGTCTTTGTTGCTGACCGTTATTTCGCTGAGGTGAAGACTGTTCATTTCCTCCTTGCTTGCCACCAAGCATTTGCATGGTTCCACCAACGCCCACGATAACTTCGGTAGTGAACCGATCCTGTCCGCTTTGATCCTGCCATTTTCTTGTCCGCAATTTGCCTTCAAGATAAACCTCAGAGCCTTTTCGCAGATATTCGCTGGCAATTTCTGCCAGTTTCCCGCTCATTACCACGCGGTGCCACTCCGTCTGCTCCTTTTGCTCTCCAGTTTGCTTATCACGCCATTGTTCTGACGTAGCAACTGTAAGGTTTGCAAATGCCGTTCCTGATGGTGAATATCTGATTTCTGGATCATGCCCAAGGCGACCAATAATGATCACCTTATTTACGCCTCTGCTTGCCATTTATGCCGCCTGTTTTAGTTCGTTAACTCTGATGTTCATTACCTGAACGCATTTAGCCTGCGCCTCCTCGTTGCCAGCCATTAATTGCCAGTCACGCTGATAACGCTCGATGAGTTTTTTCTTGTCAGTTTCTGTTGACGCATAATCGCTGAAGTCTTTCAGGATTTGTTCGCAGTCAACCGATGGAGATTTCTGGTTGGTATTTTCTGGTGATGGTTGATTTCCAGATGCTGGCATTGCCCATCCCGGCAGCGATGGAGGGGACCAGTAAAATCCTGTTCCATCCTTCAGTTTTGCCCTGTGCCACCCCTGCTTTTTATCGAGAGATGTTTGTGCGAAACCTTCCTCAAGGTTATACAGATACCGACCGATTCCCCACTGAACGGCAGCGCGCTTCATTGCACCGGAACGACCACCTTTGACGGCTTCTACCTGCGTGTTTTCAGCAGCATCCCATTTGGTTACCCATTCGGAATCAATCTTTATTGATATGCCGCATTCAACGCCGCCGTTGTTGGGAATATCGCGGTATTCATTGCGCCATCCTGCTTTGCCGCAAACATCGTCCAGGCGTTTCATGATTGCCCGGTTCGTGACATAAGCCAGCACCATAGCCCACACCTTGCCATCGCGTGTTTTACCGCTTTGCTGTATTCGCCATTCGATATCTTCAGGGCTGAATGGCTCATCGAATTTGTTCAAATCCATAATTCACCTCAGAATGGACACGGCCCAAGGAAATAACGCTGATTTAATACTTCGACTCGGGACAAATTAAGGCATACCCGCATTCCTTCGCGGTCACCATTATGGCGATACCAGAGAGCTTTCTGCGTGTACATGCGTCTCTGTAACTTGCTCTCCTTCACTGTGGTTGCAAGTGACATGAATATCTCCTTCGTTACCGATTAAATCTTTCATCTGACGAATGAATTCTTCGTCTGACCAGTTATCTGTAAAACTCATTTCCTGCGATACCACGGAAGGTTGATAGCTGATTTCATCGCTTTATTTGCTTCAAGCCACATTTTGGAATCACCAATAAATCGGGCTATTACTGCTTTGTTTTGTGCCGCACGAAGCATCTGGTGATTGATGGCTATTTCATTGCGCATAATAAGACCTCAACTCTTTTCCATCCGTCACGTAATTTACGGGTGATTCGTTCAAGTAAAGATTCATTTAGTTGGAAGGCACCCATGCGAGCGCCTCCCGCGATTGCGTAAATCATGGGTGGTTCCTTATGTTGGTTTATTAGTAGGTTATTTTTGTTGCGAATACTTCGCCTTTTACGATGGCTGTTATGATATTTTTAGCAACATCTTCTGATGCGCCAACCTTGATAAGGTCAGCAAGTATTTTGTTATTTACTTCTTTCCGGTGAGCTTTATCCTTTGCTCTACGCTCTTCTTCGTCCTTGATTCTTTTTTCTTCTGCTATTCTGGCTTGCTCTTTTGCTTCAGCCTCGCGCCGGATTCGTTCAGCCTCCTCCTGTGCTTTTCGGCGTTCTGCTTCAATTGCCGCCTGCTTTTCTCTTTCAGCTCGTTCTGCTGCCTCTTTTGCTTCGCGCTGTGCTCGTTGCTCGGCTTCAATGCGTTCACGCTCTGCACGTTCCGCTGCGGCCTTAGCTTCTGCTTCTCGCCTTGCTGCTGCTTCAATTTCGGCTTTTGCCTTTGCTTCGGCTTCTGCTCTGGCTTTCTCTTCAGCTTCTCTTTTTAAGCGTTCTTCATGCTCTCGCTTTTCCTGCTCCGCTTTGAGTCTTTCCTCTTCTCTTTGGCGGTCAAATTCGCGATCCATCAAAATCGCTATTTCATGGTCAGACTCAATTTGCTTTGCGAGAGCTTCAGCTGCTGCCTTAGCTTCTTCTTCGGCTTTAATCCGCGCCTGTTCTTCCTCATAATCAGTAAGAGGCTGGCGCGCCTTGGCTTTCAGCTCATCAAGTCGATCACGCACTGTCTTGCGGTTGGCATCAATTAGCTTTGGAATTTCCTTCAGTTCAGCAACAAGGTCTTTGCCAAGACCATCGAGATATGTTTTCGTCTGCGCAACTTTATACGCCAGAGAAGCGATCTCCTTTCTGCCCTTTGCCGTTGTGATATCAGGCACAAAGGACATAACTTCACGTTCAACCTTTTGAAGGATTTCTTCAATCTGGTCGGCAGACTGAAATACAGTCATTGCATTTGCTTTTTCAATAACAACTAAATCTGTTACTTCACTCATATATCCTCCGTCAAAAAATTGCCCTCACATAGGAGGGCAAAGAAGATTTCCAATAATCAGAACAAGTCGGCTCCTGTTTAGTTACGAGCGACATTGCTCCGTGTATTCACTCGTTGGAATGAATACACAGTGCTTATTCGTACTAATAAAACACCCAATTTTCTGTTTCTTGGTTGTGTCCAAAGTTATATTCAATATCTGGTGTTGATGTATCAATATTCTTCATCCCATCAACAAGAGTTGATACAACAGCAAAATCTTGTTTGATTCTCATCAAATGGTATTTCTTCCGGCGCAATAAACTTTCAATGGCAAGTTTCTTCGTCGGGAATGCAAAAGATCTTTCTGCATTTTTTGCTACTTTCTTAATTGCATATCTATTTATCCTTTGTTTCCATTCCTGTAACCACTGATTTGGTGCTGGTTTAAAATCAACAATCCAATGCGCAGGAACCAACCATGCATAATGCTCTGTCTGATGAAAAGCTATATATTGAAGTGCGAATATTTTTATCCCATCTTCTTCAACTGTCGCCTGGAATCTCCAGAAAACAGGCATTCCATCATGTTCAGTTTCTGATTCAGGAAAAGGTACGCTCCATGATTTTGTCATATCTCATCTCAAATAAGTGGTTTGCTTGCAATAAAAAACCCGTCTTGGACGGGTTGATTACCATTTCTTTTTGGGGTTTCGTTGATGGGCGTGATTGACAACTTTAAACATTGCATCTCCACCAGAATTATTGTCAATCTCTGTCTTTTCGTGAGCTACTGCTAATTCAGCTGCTTTTTCACCCCTCACGGCAGCCAATCCTCCTTTTTCCAAAATCTCTGCCTTTCTCTCCTCCCGGCTCTTGTTTTCCTTCTCTGCTCTTTCTGCCTTCCTGGCCTCTCTGCGGCGGTTCCTGCTATTATCTCTCGCTGGCTTGATTGTTATGCTAGGCTTCATTTTTACCTCGCTGTAATTAGTTTTTGCCTTCTGTAACCAGCAGCATACAGTGCAACTTCAGGCAAACAAACGCTTCCGCTATTCGCATCTGTATTTGATTTGCTAATGATGCCGAGTGATATTGCTTTTTCAGAAATGCTTAAACGCTTTCTCGGGGCTTCCTGAACAGGTTCCTCACTGTCTGTGCCGAAGATCGAATCGATGATGTTGCATATAGCATCACGCTCGATAGCCAGCTTTCTGCGCCGCTCATGACGGCGAGTTTTGGCATTTCCTGCAAATGTTGATTTTCCGTACACGATTACCGTCATGATATTTTCCTCATGTGAAATGGCTTTGGTGGTGATGCGCCAGGTGCTGATCTTCTGGTTGCTGTCGTTGCAGCTGCAATTCACATCACCGCCAAACCCATCTCGTTTGGTATCTGTTTGCGCTTTGTCAGCGCCCCATCGAAGTTAAAGAGCCTGCCAATCTGTTCCGTTTGGCTTCCAGCTTCCTGCTGATGGCTAAATAGTACGATGTGTACTTTATTGAGTCAATACAAAATGTTCTAAATGTGGTTGGTTTTTTATAACACTTTGTATTTTATTGATTTATATTTTGGAAAAAGAAAACCCGACGCTAAGGTCGGGTTATTGTTGTGTGTTTTAGAGTGGTGAGGCTGTTAACTAAATGTCTCTTCAGGCCACTGGCTGGCGATAACTTTCCCTACTACGGAACAGCTATCATTGCATGGGATCATTGGATATTGCGGGTTTAGTGGTTGTAGGAACACCTGACCGCTATCCCTGATCAGTTTCTTGAAGGTAAACTCGTCACCGCCAAGTCTGGCTATGCAGAAATCTCCTGGCTCAACAGCCTGCTCAGGGTCAACGAGAATTAACATTCCGTCAGGAAAGCTTGGCTTGGATCCTGTTGGTGCGGTCATGGAATTACCTTCAACTTCAAGCCAAAACGCACAATCACTGGCTTTTTTGGTTGTGCTGACCCATCTCTCCGCATCACCTTTGGTAAAGGTTCTAAGCTCAGGCGAGAACATCCCGGCCTGAACATGAGAAAAAACAGGGTACTCATATTGTTTTTTAACGGGGGCAGATGAGTATTCGCCAGCAGGTGAAAATGTACCGTCGTGGTTGAATGAGACGTTATCAATACCAAGGTATTTAAACACCACACCAATCTCGTCAAGAGATGGATGACGAGATCCGCGCAACCAGTGACCAATTCCACCCTGCGTCATACCAAGCTCTTCAGCTAACTTCTCTTGAGTTATGCCGAGCTCTTTCATTCTGGATCTAGCCAGTTCATACCATTTCATTTTCATATCCTTATTATTACGCTATGTACTAAAACCATCCATGCACAAGATGTATTTTTTGTTTGCATTCCAAAAGTACATATCGTATTATTGTTTCATGGTTACTATGGAGGGCATATGAGCAACCTACGAAAATATAGAGAGTCACTGAATATCTCTCAAACAACACTTGCTAAGGCGGTTGGATGCACACAGGGAGCTATCGGACATTGGGAATCTGGTCGTCGCTTCCCAGACCTTAAAACATGCCGTGCTCTTGTTGCGTGCCTAAACAAGTTAGGCGCAAAAGTCAGTCTTGATGACGTGTTCCCGCCGGAACACAAAGCCGCTTAATAAGCGGATCCGCTCTTTATCAATCTGCACCGCCGACAACGCGGTAACTAATTAATCGCTCATCGAAAGATGAGTATTGGTGATTATTTACCTATGGAAATAGTAAGAAATGGAACAAACAAGTTACAGCAAACTATCACAGCGCGATGTTGATCGCGCAGAAACCGATTTACTCATCAACCTGTCAACACTTACCCAGCGCAGTCTGGCAAAGATGATTGGCTGTCATGAATCGAAGATAAGCAGAACGGACTGGAGATTTATTGCCTCGGTCTTGTGTGCTTTCGGAATGGCATCAGATATCAGTCCGATTAGCAGGGCTTTTAAGTATGCGCTTGATGGACTCACCAATAAAAAACGCCCGGCGGCAACCGAGCGTTCTGAACAAATCCAGATGGAGTTCTGAGGTCATTACTGGATCTATCAACAGGAGTCATTATGACAAATACAGCAAAAATACTCAACTTCGGCAGAGGTAACTTTGCCGAACAGGAGCGAAGAGTGGCTGACATCGATGATGGTTACACCAGATTCGCTAACGATCTGCTGGAAGCTATCGCAAGTGCCGATTTAACTGCTCGCCAGTTGAAAGTTATGCTGGCCTACGTCCGGAAAACATCTGGATTCAATAAGAAAACAGATCGAATAGCCGATGAGCAAATTGCTCAGTTAACAGGACTGTCAAGGCAGAATGTTAACAAGGCTAAAAAAGAACTGATTTCAATGAATTGCCTGTTTATGGATGGAAATCAAATCGGTGTAAACATGGATGTATCTGCGTGGCAATTCAGCAAGTGTCTCCAAGTTAGCAACTTTGTCTCGAAGTTAGAGACAAAAAATGTCTCCAAATTAGAGACACTCAATGTCTCGAAGTTAGAGACACACAAAAGACATTCTTTAAAGACAAAAGAAAATATTAATAAACCCCCTATATCCCCCAAAAAAGTTTCTCAGAAGTTCGACCCGCTAGAAACAGAGTTGCCTGATTGGTTATCAGCAGAAACATGGTTGTCGTGGGTTACTTATCGCAAGGAGATAGGTAAGTCGATCAAGTCTAAGCAAAGCGTCACTCAGGCTATCAACGTTCTAAGCAGAAGTCTGGAGAAGGGATATACACCTGAAGAAATTATAAACCAGAGCATCGCCAGTGGTTGGCAGGGGATTTTTGAGCCCAAGACTCCAAAGGGGAAATCTCAACCGAGGCCGCAGCATCGAGCTATGCAGGAAAACTTTGCCGCCAAAGATTACGGGAAAACTGAAATGCCTTCATGGGCGCAGGAGTGAATATGAATACGACAAATGGTTACAATCTGGCACTGCAAAGGCAACTTGTAGACTCAAAAATCAATGACATTTCTGATCTGAAACAGAAACTTGAGTTTAGCAAAATTGGATCAGCATCAGATGGAATGTCAGTTACCAGCACAGTGGAAGAGTGCGAGAAACACGGTAAATATACTTCCTATGAGAAATATCTGACCATCTCAGGAAAAAGAATTACTTCAAGTAAATCTGAGTGCCCACAGTGCCTTGAGGAGAAAATTCGTAAGAAAGAGATTGAACGTGAACAGGCAGAACAAAGAGCAAGACAATCAAAAATTGAATATTTGTTGAATTCTCTCAATATTCCAGAGAGGTTCAAAAATTGCACTCTTCAGAATTATGAGCCTGTTAACGATGATGCAAAGCGAGTTCTTAAGGTATGCCAGGCATATGCCAGTAAGTGGCCTGAACGCCTTCAAAAAGGTGGCGGACTGGTCATGTGTGGTAAGCCTGGAACTGGAAAGAACCACCTTGCACTGGCTATCGCTAGGCACGCCATTATCGAGCATCAAAGCTCTGTGATATTTACCACTGCGTTGAAAATTGCCAGAGAGTACAAATCAACATGGTCTAAGGCCGCAACCAGAACTGAAGAAGAAGTCATTAGGCAATTTACGCATCCTGACTTGTTAATAATCGATGAGGTTGGCGTGCAGTTCGGCAGTGATGCTGAAAAGCTAATCATGTTCGAAATTATCAACACCAGATATGAATACATGAAGCCAACAATCCTGATTAGCAACCAGAGTAAAGATGAACTGTCTGCATTCATTGGTGAGCGTGTTATTGACAGGATGAATGATGGCGGCGGATGCACCCTTGCGTTTACATGGGATAGTTACAGGAGCAGATCGTGACTGGAAAAGAAATCATCCTGGAATATCTGAAAACTCATGAACAATTCTCCCCACATGAATTAGCACTGATCACCGGAATACCAAATAACAGAATCGCTCAAGCAGCAAGGCATATGGTGAAACAAGGGCATTTGAGTGTTGTTGAGCGTAAGTGGAAGACGGTTATTTATGCAAAACGCAAAGTGAAGAAGGAGCCAATTAAAAGAAATCCAGATGGTACGGGGTGGGGATGTGCAAATCCAATGACGGCGTTTATTAATAGGGCGCTTATGGAGGTAAGGCAATGACCATCTACATCACTGAGCTAATAACAGGCCTGCTGGTAATCGCAGGCCTTTTTATTTGGGGGAGAGGGAAGTCATGAAAAAACTAACCTTTGAAATTCGATCTCCGGCACATCAGCAAAACGCTATTCACGCGGTACAGCAAATTCTTCCAGACCCAACCAAACCAATCAATCAAATAACTCAGCAGAGACTTAAAGAAGTCCTTCTCTACGATGAGTTAACAGGGAAATTCACATGGAAAGTAAAGAAATGCCAGAGAATGAATGCTGGGGATATCGCAGGGCATAAGAGTAGCGAAGGCTACTGGGTAATAAAAGTCGATGGAAAACTTTATAAGGCACACAGGCTGGCGTGGCTCTATATGAATGGCAGTCTACCAAAAAGTGATATCGACCACATAAATCTCGTTAGGGATGACAATCGTATAGCAAATCTTAGATTGGCAACTCGATCTCAAAACATCCAAAACGTAAACAAAAAGGCAAATAACAAATCAGGATATAAAGGCGTTTCATGGGATAAGAAATCAAGAAAATGGAGGGCGCAAATCGTAATCAACAAGAGGAAAGTTAATCTTGGGTTTTACGATGACCCAAAGGAAGCTCATAAAGTATATGCAAATAAAGCGGATGAATGTTTCGGCGAATTTGCGAGGTATTAAAATGAAATGTGTCAAATATCACCTTACTAATGAATCTATAAGATATAACGCCATTCAGTATCTTAGGACATGCGATTTAGACATCATTGTCGAGTTTAAGCAGCGCAACCGCAGCTTAGACCAGAATCGAAAGCTTTGGGCTTGCCTTGGTGACGTCTCTCGTCAGGTTGAATGGCATGGTCGCTGGCTGGATGCAGAAAGCTGGAAGTGTGTGTTTACCGCAGCATTAAAGCAGCAGGACGTTGTTCCTAACCTTGCCGGGAATGGCTTTGTGGTAATAGGCCAGTCAACCAGCAGGATGCGTGTAAGCGAATTTGCGGAGCTATTAGAGCTTATACAGGCATTCGGTACAGAGCGTGGCGTTAAGTGGTCAGACGAAGCGCGACTGGCTCTGGAGTGGAAAGCGCGATGGGGAGATCGGGCTGCATGACTATCAAATCAAATACGGCAGCACACGACAAGGACTGCTGGCAAACGCCGCTTTGGCTTTTTGATGCACTGGATATTGAGTTTGGATTCTGGCTGGATTCGGCAGCGAGCGACAAAAATGCTCTGTGCGCTCACTGGCTAACTGAGGCCGACGACGCACTCAATTCTGAGTGGATAAGCCACGGTGCAATCTGGAATAACCCACCGTACAGCAATATCAGGCCGTGGGTGGAAAAAGCCGCTGAGCAGTGCATACAACAGCGACAGACGGTAGTTATGCTTGTGCCAGAGGATATGTCAGTCGGATGGTTCAGCAAGGCTCTGGAGAGTGTCGACGAAGTTCGCATCATCACTGATGGACGGATTAATTTTATCGAACCATCGACAGGGCTGGAGAAGAAGGGAAACAGCAAAGGCTCCATGCTGCTGATTTGGCGACCGTTCATCAGTCCTCGACGGATGTTTACTACCGTATCCAAATCGGCATTGATGGCGATCGGGCAGGGCGTCAGGAGGGCGGCATGAGGCGACAGCGACGAAGTTTCACCGACATCATCTGCGAAAACTGCAAATACCTTCCAACGAAACGCTCCAGAAATAAACGCAAGCCAATCCCAAAAGAATCTGACGTAAAAACCTTCAACTACACGGCTCACCTGTGGGATATCCGGTGGCTTAGAGAACGTGCGAGGAAAACAAGGTGATTGACCCAAATCGAAGTTACGAACAAGAAAGCGTCGAGCGGGCTTTAACGTGCGCTAACTGCGGTCAGAAGCTGCATGTGCTGGAAGTTCACGTGTGTGAGCACTGCTGCGCAGAACTGATGAGCGATCCGAATAGCTCAATGTACGAGGAAGAAGACGATGGCTAAACCAGCGCGAAGACGATGTAAAAACGATGAATGTCGGGAATGGTTTCACCCTGCATTCGCTAATCAGTGGTGGTGCTCTCCAGAGTGTGGAACCAAGATAGCACTCGAACGACGAAGTAAAGAACGCAAAAAAGCGGAAAAAGCAGCAGAGAAGAAACGACGACGAGAGGAGCAGAAACAGAAAGATAAACTTAAGATTCGAAAACTCGCCTTAAAGCCCCGCAGTTACTGGATTAAACAAGCCCAACAAGCCGTAAACGCCTTCATCAGAGAAAGAGACCGCGACTTACCATGTATCTCGTGCGGAACGCTCACGTCTGCTCAGTGGGATGCCGGACATTACCGGACAACTGCTGCGGCACCTCAACTCCGATTTGATGAACGCAATATTCACAAGCAATGCGTGGTGTGTAACCAGCACAAAAGCGGAAATCTCGTTCCGTATCGCGTCGAACTGATTAGCCGCATCGGGCAGGAAGCAGTAGACGAAATCGAATCAAACCATAGCCGCCATCGCTGGACTGTCGAAGAGTGCAGGTCCATCAAGGCGGAATATCAGCAGAAACTCAAAGACCTGCGAAATAGCAGAAGTGAGGCCGCATGACGTTCTCAGTAAAAACCATTCCAGACATGCTTGTTGAAGCATACGGAAACCAGACAGAAGTAGCACGCAGACTGAAATGTAGTCGCGGTACGGTCAGAAAATACGTTGATGATAAAGACGGGAAAATGCACGCCATCGTCAACGACGTTCTCATGGTTCATCGCGGATGGAGTGAAAGAGATGCGCTATTACGAAAAAATTGATGGCAGCAAATACCGAAATATTTGGGTAGTTGGCGATCTGCACGGATGCTACACGAACCTGATGAACAAACTGGATACGATTGAATTCGACACCAAAAAAGACCTGCTTATCTCGGTTGGCGATTTGGTCGATCGCGGTACAGAGAACGTCGAATGTCTGGAATTAATCACATTCACCTGGTTCCGAGCTGTACGTGGAAACCATGAGCAAATGATGATTGATGGCTTATCAGAGCGTGGAAACGTTAATCACTGGCTGCTTAATGGCGGTGGCTGGTTCTTTAATCTCGATTACGACAAAGAAATTCTGGCTAAAGCTCTTGCCCATAAAGCAGATGAACTTCCGTTAATCATCGAACTGGTGAGTAAAGGGAAAAAATATGTCATCTGCCACGCCGATTATCCTTGTGATAAATACGAGTTTGGAAAGCCAGTTGATCATCAGCAGGTAATCTGGAACCGCGAACGAATCAGCAACTCACAAGACGGGATCGTGAAAGAAATCAAAGGCGCGGACACGTTCATCTTTGGTCATACGCCAGCAGTGAAACCACTCAAGTTTGCCAACCAGATGTATATCGATACCGGCGCAGTGTTCTGCGGAAATCTCACATTGATTCAGGTACAGGGAGAAGGCGCATGAGACTCGAAAGCGTAGCTAAATTTCATTCGCCAAAAAGCCCGATGATGAGCGACTCACCACGGGCTACGGCTTCTGACTCTCTTTCCGGTACTGATGTGATGGCTGCTATGGGGATGGCGCAATCACAAGCCGGATTCGGAATGGCTGCATTCTGCGGTAAGCATGAACTCAGCCAGAACGACAAACAAAAGGCTATCAACTATCTGATGCAATTTGCACACAAGGTATCGGGGAAATACCGTGGCGTGGCAAAGCTTGAAGGAAATACTAAGGCAAAGGTACTGCAAGTGCTCGCAACATTCGCTTATGCGGATTATTGCCGTAGTGCCGCGACGCCGGGCGCAAGATGCAGAGATTGCCACGGTACAGGCCGTGCGGTTGATATAGCCAAAACAGAGCAGTGGGGGAGAGTTGTTGAGAAAGAGTGCGGAAGATGCAAAGGTGTCGGCTATTCAAGAATGCCAGCAAGCGCCGCATATCGCGCTGTAACGATGCTAATCCCAAACCTTACTCAACCCACCTGGTCACGCACTGTTAAGCCGCTGTATGACGCTCTGGTGGTGCAATGCCACAAAGAAGAGTCAATCGCAGACAACATTTTGAATGCGGTCACACGTTAGCAGCATGATTGCCACGGATAGCAACATATTAACGGCATGATATTGACTTTTTGAATAAAGTTGGGTAAATTTGACCCAACGATGGATAAATGCACTCGTTAAATAAAGCCCTGAGTTAATAGCTCGGGGCTTTTTGCGTTTTAAGCACGGCCTTTCTGAAAGCACATCAAACCAAATACCAGACAGACAAAAATAATCACCTTATCCGCTGTGGCTACGGTGCGGTGTGCTTTGCATAAAAGAAAACCAGCTCAATGGCTGGCTTCGTGAAAGCGGGTGGCGGGAGGTTGCGCTAACAACCTCATGCCGTTTTGCCCGTGCATATCGGTCACGAACAAATCTGATTACTAAACACAGTAGCCTGGATTTGTTCTATCAGTAATCGACCTTATTCCTAATTAAATAGAGCAAATCCCCTTATTGGGGGTAAGACATGAAGATGCCAGAAAAACATGACCTGTTAGCCGCCATTCTCGCGGCAAAGGAACAAGGCATCGGGGCAATCCTTGCGTTTGCAATGGCGTACCTTCGCGGCAGATACAATGGCGGTGCGTTTACAAAAACAGTAATCGACGCAACGATGTGCGCCATTATCGCCTGGTTCATTCGTGACCTTCTCGACTTCGCCGGACTAAGTAGCAACCTCGCTTATATAACGAGCGTGTTCATCGGCTACATCGGTACTGACTCGATTGGTTCGCTTATCAAACGCTTCGCTGCTAAAAAAGCCGGAGTAGAAGATGGTGGAAATCAATAATCAACGTAAGGCGTTCCTCGATATGCTGGCGTGGTCGGAGGGAACTGATAACGGACGTCAGAAAACCAGAAATCATGGTTATGACGTCATTGTAGGCGGAGAGCTATTCACTGATTACTCCGATCACCCTCGCAAACTTGTCACGCTAAACCCAAAACTCAAATCAACAGCAGCCGGACGTTACCAGCTTCTTTCCCGTTGGTGGGATGCCTATCGTAAGCAGCTTGGCCTGAAAGACTTCTCTCCGAAAAGCCAGGACGCTGTGGCACTGCAACAGATTAAAGAGCGTGGCGCTTTACCTATGATTGATCGCGGTGATATCCGTCAGGCAATCGACCGTTGCAGCAATATCTGGGCTTCACTGCCGGGCGCTGGTTATGGTCAGTTCGAGCATAAGGCTGACAGCCTGATTGCAAAATTCAAAGAAGCGGGTGGAACGGTCAGAGAGATTGAGGTATGAGCAGAATAACCGCGATTATCTCCGCTCTGGTTATCTGCATCATCGTCTGCCTGTCATGGGCTGTTAATCATTACCGTGATAACGCCATCGCCTACAAAGAGCAGCGCGATAAGGCCGCATCCACAATCGCTGACATGCAGAAGCGTCAACGTGATGTAGCAGAACTTGACGCCAGATACACAAAGGAGCTTGCTGATGCTAACGCGACTATCGAAAGTCTCCGTGCTGATGTTTCTGCTGGTCGTAAGCGCCTGCAAGTCGCCGCCACCTGTGCAAAGTCAACGACCGGAGCCAGCAGCATGGGCGATGGAGAAAGCCCAAGACTTACAGCAGATGCTGAACTCAATTATTACCGTCTCCGAAGTGGAATCGACAGGATAACCGCGCAGGTTAACTACCTGCAGGAGTACATCAGGACGCAATGCCTTCGATGATAGCGATAATTTTACTCATCATCCTTCACATCTGGCTCTGTAGACAGGGTGGTGATCACTTCTGGAGTGAATCCAGATTAAACATCTCATTGCTGATGCTTGAAGTTGAGCATCTGGCGCGCGGTAAGGGGCTGCGTTGAGATAAGAGCCAGTTCATTACAAAGCCCATCTACGGGTGGGCTTGATAATGAAACCGGAATTTATTCTGGGTAACCAGTTACGGCAGTACAGCGAAACAACCCAAGCCAGAAAGTGGGGAAATAACACTGACAGCCACTGAAAGATGAACCTCCAGCCTTATGGCAAAAAAGATTCTTTGTGGTGGCGGACTGATGGAAAGACATCCTAATCAAGCAACCACTCTACAGGGTCATAATTATGAACGACCAGCAAATCGAAAAAGAAATCGTTGAGAAAGGCAAAACAGCTCCGCGAGTTACCCCGCAGAACATCGAAGACGTGATTAAAAGCGAGCATTACTTTACTGCTTATGATGGACGAAATGGTGCCATTTCCAGCAACGAATATTGTGGCAGGGAAAAACCAGAAGAAGGCGATCGTGATTTATCACCATTGAAGTTGCTCACTTTCTGCGTACTGGTGCTGAAGAATGGCTTCACCGTCACCGGAGAGAGTGCCTGTGCAAGCCCGGAAAACTTTGATGCAGAAATTGGTCGGAAGATTGCCCGGCAAAATGCTGTAAACAAAATCTGGATGCTCGAAGGTTACTTGCTGAAGCAGAAGCTAAGCGAACAGTAGTTATTACAAAAGCCATTCCCTACAGAGTGGCTTTGATAATGGCTTATACCCTACACGGGATAACTTAACTGATATCCCTTTTAACGGATAAACGGAGCCAACAATGGCAGAGATTATTCCCATGACTGAAGAACAGAAATTCCAGTTAGAGATTTACAAACTGGTCATGAACCAGAACGCAGCCGCAGAGGAAGCATTTCAGTTCATTGGCACTGACGAGCTGAAGCTTGAGCTATTCAAAATTCACTTCCAGTCAGGCGGCGCTAATTCAGATATCACGACCCGCACTATCGAAGCGGTGCGTAAATCGAAGGAAGCGTTAGACCTGTTCACTACCGGAGCATAAACATGGCACGCCCAACAAAGTATCAAGAGGCGTATGCCGAACAGGCACGCAAACTGTGCTTGCTGGGCTACACCGATGCAGAACTTGCTGATTTCTTTGAAGTCAGTGAGTCAACTATTAACAAGTGGAAGCTTGATTATCCTAAGTTTTCGGAGTCCATAAAAAAGGGTAAGGCCGTCGCTGATGCAGAAGTTAGTGATCGTCTTTATCAACGAGCTATGGGCTTCGTGGCTCCAGACATCGATATTCGTGTTATTGAAAACAGAATTGTCGAAACTCCGCTTGAGAAGTATTACCCGCCTGATACAACCGCTGCCATCTTCTGGCTTAAGAACCGACAGAAGGATAAATGGCGCGACAAGGTTGATCACGAGCTAACAGGCAAAGACGGCGGCGCAATTCAGATTGAAACATCACCGATGAGCACTCTATTCGGAAAATGACCTCGATTAATCCTATCTTTGAACCGTTCATTGAGGCGCATCGCTACAAAGTCGCCAAAGGCGGTCGAGGTAGCGGTAAGTCATGGGCAATTGCCAGGCTGCTTGTTGAAGCGGCGCGTCGGCAGCCGGTGCGTATTCTCTGCGCTCGCGAGCTGCAAAACAGTATCAGTGATTCGGTAATCCGGTTGCTTGAAGACACCATCGAGCGGGAAGGGTATTCGGCTGAGTTTGAAATTCAGCGTTCCATGATTCGTCATCTCGGAACGAATGCTGAATTCATGTTCTACGGCATCAAAAACAACCCGACGAAGATTAAATCGCTCGAAGGCATTGATATCTGCTGGGTGGAAGAAGCGGAAGCGGTAACGAAGGAATCATGGGATATCCTGATACCAACCATCCGCAAGCCGTTTTCCGAAATATGGGTGAGCTTTAACCCTAAGAACATCCTCGACGATACCTATCAGCGATTCGTCGTAAATCCTCCTGATGATATTTGTCTGCTGACGGTGAACTACACCGACAACCCGCACTTTCCTGAAGTTCTCCGTCTGGAGATGGAAGAGTGCAAACGCAGAAATCCGACACTGTATCGTCACATCTGGCTGGGTGAGCCGGTAAGCGCAAGTGATATGGCAATCATCAAACGTGAATGGCTTGAAGCTGCAACCGATGCGCACAAGAAACTCGGATGGAAGGCGAAAGGCGCGGTTGTTTCTGCTCATGACCCATCAGATACAGGGCCAGATGCTAAAGGTTATGCATCGCGTCACGGTTCGGTAGTTAAGCGCATTGCTGAAGGTCTGCTGATGGACATCAACGAGGGTGCTGACTGGGCTACTTCGCTGGCGATTGAAGACGGTGCTGACCACTACCTGTGGGATGGCGATGGCGTTGGTGCCGGGCTACGCAGACAGACAACGGAAGCGTTCTCAGGTAAGAAAATCACCGCCACGATGTTCAAGGGAAGCGAATCGCCATTCGATGAAGATGCTCCGTATCAGGCCGGAGCATGGGCTGATGAAGTCGTACAGGGTGACAACGTTCGCACTATTGGTGATGTGTTCCGCAATAAGCGAGCGCAATTCTATTACGCGCTGGCTGACAGGCTGTATCTGACATATCGGGCGGTTGTCCACGGTGAGTATGCAGACCCCGACGACATGCTGAGCTTCGACAAAGAAGCGATAGGCGAGAAGATGCTGGAGAAGCTGTTTGCAGAACTGACGCAGATTCAGCGCAAATTCAATAACAACGGGAAGCTGGAGCTAATGACTAAGGTCGAAATGAAGCAGAAGCTCGGTATTCCATCTCCTAACCTGGCTGATGCGCTGATGATGTGTATGCATTGCCCGGCATTGGTCCGCGAAGAAACAGAAATATACGTTCCCTCATCCTCCGGTTGGTAAACATGGCAGAGACATTAGAGAAAAAACATGAGCGGATCATGCTCAGGTTTGACCGCGCCTATTCTCCACAGCAGGAAGTGCGCGAAAAGTGCATTGAAGCTACGAGGTTTGCTCGTGTCCCCGGAGGTCAATGGGAAGGAGCAACGGCGGCTGGAACTAAGCTTGATGAGCAGTTCGAGAAGTATCCTAAGTTTGAAATCAATAAGGTAGCAACTGAACTTAACCGCATCATTGCAGAATACCGCAATAACAGAATCACCGTTAAGTTTCGTCCTGGTGACAGAGAGGCAAGCGAAGAGTTAGCCAATAAATTAAATGGTCTGTTCCGTGCTGACTACGAAGAAACTGATGGCGGTGAGGCTTGCGATAATGCATTTGACGACGCTGCTACTGGTGGTTTCGGTTGCTTCCGTTTGACGTCGATGCTGGTCAATGAATACGACCCCATGGACGATCGTCAGCGTATTGCTATTGAACCAATATACGACCCGTCGCGCTCTGTGTGGTTTGACCCTGACGCTAAGAAGTACGACAAATCTGACGCGTTGTGGGCGTTCTGCATGTATTCGTTGTCACCTGAAAAATATGAGGCTGAATACGGAAAGAAACCTCCTGCTTCTCTGGATGTAACGTCTATGACCAGTTGGGAATATGACTGGTTTGATGCAGATGTTATTTACATAGCGAAGTATTACGAAGTTCGTAAAGAGTCTGTTGACGTTATCAGTTATCGTCATCCAATCACTGGAGAGATTGCAACATACGACAGTGATCAGGTTGAAGATATTGAAGATGAACTGGCAATAGCTGGATTTCAGGAAGTGGCAAGGCGCTCAGTGAAGCGCCGTCGTGTGTATGTATCCGTAGTGGATGGTGATGGTTTCCTTGAGAAACCTCGACGTATTCCTGGTGAGCATATCCCCCTCATCCCGGTTTATGGAAAACGCTGGTTCATTGATGACATTGAGCGTGTAGAAGGGCACATTGCAAAAGCAATGGATCCACAGCGTTTGTACAACCTTCAGGTTTCAATGCTGGCTGATACTGCAGCGCAAGACCCCGGTCAGATCCCTATAGTTGGCATGGAGCAAATACGTGGACTTGAGAAGCACTGGGAGGCTCGCAACAAGAAACGACCAGCGTTCTTGCCGTTGCGCGAAGTGAGAGATAAATCTGGCAACATCATCGCTGGAGCTACCCCGGCAGGATATACACAGCCTGCGGTTATGAATCAGGCATTGGCTGCATTACTACAGCAAACCAGTGCAGATATTCAGGAGGTTACAGGCGGCAGTCAGGCCATGCAGCAGATGCCAAGTAATATTGCTCAGGAAACGGTTAACAACTTGATGAACAGAGCAGATATGGCTTCGTTTATCTATCTGGACAATATGGCGAAAAGTCTTAAACGCGCTGGTGAAGTATGGCTGTCAATGGCTCGTGAAGTGTACGGTTCAGAGCGTGAAGTGCGCATCGTTAACGAAGATGGAAGTGATGATATCGCTGTCTTGAGCGCACAGGTTGTTGACAGGCAAACAGGGGCAGTTGTTGCGTTAAATGACCTTTCTGTCGGTCGATATGATGTGACGGTTGATGTTGGACCAAGCTACACAGCACGACGTGATGCAACGGTTTCTGTACTGACAAATGTCCTTAGCTCTATGCTTCCAACAGACCCAATGCGCCCGGCAATTCAGGGTATTATTCTGGACAATATCGATGGCGAAGGCCTTGATGACTTCAAAGAGTACAACCGAAACCAACTGCTGATATCTGGCATTGCAAAACCACGCAATGAGAAAGAGCAGCAGATTGTTCAACAGGCGCAAATGGCAGCACAAAGCCAGCCAAATCCTGAAATGGTTCTCGCTCAGGCGCAAATGGTAGCAGCGCAGGCAGAAGCGCAAAAAGCAACTAACGAAACCGCTCAAACTCAAATCAAAGCATTTACTGCCCAGCAGGATGCGATGGAGAGTCAGGCAAACACTGTCTATAAACTGGCTCAAGCCAGAAACATCGATGACAAAGCAGTGATGGAGGCAATACGCCTTCTGAAAGATGTCGCCGAGTCACAACAACAGCAATTCCAGTCACCACCACAGTCACCGGCAGACTTAATGCCGAGTTAACCAGGAGTAATCAATGGAAAACGAACTGATCATCGACGGTCAGGTTATTGACCTGTCTGAAACACAGGAAAATGCAGAAGAAACCATCATCCAAACAGAGTCACAGCCTGAGAATGAAAGCCAGGATGACAACGGAAAAGAGATGGCAACTGATCCTGAAAAAACCGAAGAGACACCAGAAGATTACGCCTTGCGTATTGGTGATGAAGAAATTCAGCTTAACGCTGACGATGATGATCACATTGACGGGCAACCTGCACCGCAATGGGTGAAAGATCTTCGCAAAGGCTTCAAAGAAACACAGAAAGAAAACCGTGAGTTGCGCCGCCAGCTTGAGGAAGCATTAGCCAAGCCTGCGGAACATCAGCAACCACAACCAGACGCTATTCCACCAAAACCGACTCTTGAGTCGTGTGATTATGACGAACAGGCGTTTGAACAGGCATTGACTGATTGGCATGAGAAAAAAGGCCGTGTCGAACAGCAGCAGCAACAAAAACTACGTCAGCAACAGGAATACCAACAGCGTTTCCAGCAAAGGGTAGAAGCGCATAAACAACGGGCAGCCAAGCTTCCTGTGAAAGATTATCAGGAAATGGAGGCCATTGTTCTTAGTGAGCTACCACCAATTCAGCAGGAAATAATCATTCACTGTGCAGACGAAGGCTCTGAACTACTCGCCTATGGCTTAGGTAAGAGCCAGCAATTACGCCAGCGTGTAGCCGCTGAGACAGATCCAATTCGCGCAGCATTCCTCTTGGGGCAGATTAGCAAACAGGTAAGCCTTGCTCCAAAACCAAAGAAAGCCATCAAGCCAGAGCCGGAAGTACGTGGTGGCGGTGCTGATGCGAAACAAGACGAATTCAACAAATTATGCCCCGGCGCAAAAATCGAATAAGGAAAAGATAAATGCCTAACAATCTCGACAGTAACGTCAGTCAAATCGTTCTGAAAAAATTCCTTCCGGGTTTTATGTCAGATTTAGTTCTGGCGAAAACCGTAGACCGTCAGTTGCTGGCAGGTGAAATCAACTCCAGCACTGGCGATAGCGTTAGCTTTAAACGTCCGCATCAATTCTCATCCCTCCGTACTCCCACTGGTGATATTTCAGGGCAAAATAAAAACAACCTGATCTCAGGTAAAGCTACTGGGCGTGTAGGTAACTACATCACTGTTGCTGTTGAATATCAGCAACTGGAGGAAGCGATCAAGCTTAACCAACTGGAAGAAATTCTCGCGCCGGTTCGCCAGCGAATCGTTACCGACCTTGAAACAGAGCTTGCTCACTTCATGATGAATAACGGTGCGTTGTCACTTGGTAGCCCCAATACTCCAATCACCAAATGGTCTGATGTTGCGCAGACGGCATCTTTCCTGAAAGACCTCGGCGTTAATGAAGGTGAAAACTATGCTGTAATGGATCCATGGTCTGCACAGCGACTTGCTGATGCGCAGACTGGTTTGCATGCTTCAGATCAATTGGTTCGTACTGCATGGGAGAACGCACAGATCCCAACCAATTTTGGCGGCATTCGCGCACTGATGTCTAATGGGCTTGCCTCTCGTACGCAGGGGGCATTTGGCGGAACACTGACAGTCAAAACACAGCCAACTGTTACCTATAACGCAGTTAAAGACTCATACCAGTTCACTGTAACATTGACCGGAGCGACAACCAGCGTTACAGGTTTCCTGAAAGCTGGTGATCAGGTTAAATTCACCAATACCTATTGGCTGCAACAGCAGACCAAACAGGCGTTGTATAACGGAGCCGCACCAATTAGCTTCACTGCAACGGTTACTGCTGATGCTAATTCAGACAGCAGTGGCGATGTGACGGTTACGCTTTCTGGTGTTCCGATTTATGACACTACAAACCCGCAGTACAACTCTGTAAGTCGTCAGGTAGCGGCAGGTGATGCCGTATCTGTAGTAGGCACTGCTAGCCAGACAATGAAGCCAAACCTGTTCTATAACAAGTTCTTCTGTGGACTTGGCTCTATCCCACTGCCGAAACTGCACAGTATTGATTCTGCTGTTGCAACATATGAAGGTTTCTCCATCCGCGTACATAAATACGCAGATGGCGATGCCAACGTGCAAAAAATGCGCTTTGACTTACTGCCTGCATATGTGTGCTTTAACCCTCACATGGGCGGTCAGTTCTTCGGTAATCCGTAATAACAAGGGGCTTACGCCCCTTTTATGTTTTAAGGAAACAATATGGATCGCATGAGTGTATTCCTTACCGCAGATAACGAATCCGGGCATGTACAGGCCGTTATCGCAGAAAAAGACTTCCAGTTTTTCGAAAAGTTGGGCTTTGTTGCCTCAGTTGATGAATTGAAACCGACCAGTAAGCGAGGTCGTAAGGCGGCAGACAATGGCAACAGTACTGACAAAGGGTGAGATCGTCCTTTTTGCGCTTCGTAAGTTTGCTATTGCTTCTAATGCATCGCTGACTGATGTTGAGCCGCAATCAATTGAAGATGGTGTAAATGATCTGGAAGATATGATGTCCGAGTGGATGATTAACCCCGGCGACATTGGTTACGCTTTCGCAACTGGAGATGAGCAGCCATTACCAGATGATGAGTCAGGTCTTCCAAGAAAATACAAACACGCAGTAGGCTATCAGTTATTGCTGAGAATGCTATCTGATTACAGCCTTGAACCAACTCCGCAAGTTCTCAGTAACGCCCAACGCTCATATGATGCCTTGATGACCGACACTCTGGTTGTTCCTTCAATGCGACGACGTGGAGATTTTCCTGTAGGACAGGGTAATAAATATGACGTGTTCACATCTGACCGATATTATCCAGGCGATCTCCCTCTGATTGATGGCGATATCCCAAACGCATAGGTGAATAAATGCCTATTCAGCAACTTCCGCTTATGAAAGGTGTCGGCAAAGACTTTCGAAACGCCGACTATATCGACTATCTGCCAGTGAATATGTTGGCTACCCCCAAAGAAATCCTTAACAGCAGCGGATATCTTCGTTCATTCCCGGGCATTGCCAAACGTTCTGATGTGAACGGAGTATCGCGAGGCGTCGAGTACAACATGGCTCAGAATGCTGTTTATCGCGTGTGTGGTGGCAAGCTGTACAAAGGAGAAAGTGAAGTCGGTGATGTTGCCGGAAGTGGTCGTGTATCAATGGCGCATGGTCGAACATCTCAGGCGGTAGGCGTTAATGGTCAACTGGTCGAGTATCGCTATGATGGCACGGTTAAAACCGTCTCAAACTGGCCTACAGACAGCGGATTCACGCAGTATGAGTTAGGTTCTGTTCGTGACATTACGCGCTTACGCGGGCGTTATGCGTGGTCAAAAGACGGCACTGATTCATGGTTCATCACTGACCTTGAAGACGAATCGCATCCTGACCGTTACAGCGCACAATATCGCGCAGAATCGCAGCCGGACGGCATCATCGGTATCGGCACATGGCGAGATTTCATCGTCTGTTTTGGTTCATCGACGATTGAATATTTTTCCCTGACTGGTGCAACCACTGTTGGTGCCGCTTTGTATGTCGCACAGCCATCACTGATGGTGCAGAAAGGCATTGCCGGAACTTACTGCAAAACGCCGTTTGCTGATTCCTATGCGTTTATCAGCAATCCGGCAACAGGTGCTCCGTCTGTATACATCATCGGCTCCGGTCAGGTATCACCAATCGCCAGCGCGAGCATTGAGAAAATCCTCCGCTCCTACACTGCTGATGAACTGGCTGATGGTGTGATGGAATCGTTGCGGTTTGATGCTCATGAGTTGCTGATTATCCATCTTTCGCGTCACGTCCTTGTGTACGACGCATCTTCAAGCGCCAATGGTCCGCAATGGTGTGTGCTGAAAACAGGCCTGTATGACGATGTGTACCGCGCTATCGACTTCATTTACGAAGGCAATCAGATAACGTGCGGCGATAAGCTGGAATCGGTTACCGGCAAATTGCAGTTCGATATCAGCAGTCAGTATGGTCTTCAACAGGAACACCTGCTGTTTACTCCACTGTTCAAAGCGGATAACGCCAGATGCTTCGATCTGGAGGTGGAATCATCCACTGGCGTAGCTCAGTACGCCGACCGCCTGTTACTCTCTGCAACCACTGACGGCATCAATTACGGGCGTGAGCAGATGATTGAGCAGAATGAACCGTTCGTTTACGACAAACGCATTTTGTGGAAGAAAGTAGGGCGCATCAGGAAAAACATTGGCTTCAAATTGCGCGTTATCACGAAGTCACCTGTCACTCTGTCTGGCTGCCAGATAAGGATTGAGTAATGGCGGATTCGAATCTCAATGTGCCGGTAATCATTCAGGCTACGCGGCTCGATACATCAGTTCTTCCACGCAATATCTTCTCGCAGTCGTATCTGCTTTACGTTATCGCGCAAGGTACAGATGTTGGTAACGTGGCGAACAAGGCCAATGAAGCAGGGCAGGGCGCTTATGACGCACAAGTCAGGAACGATGAGCAGGATGTGATTCTGGTCGATCACGAAATTCGACTGGCATCGGCTGAAGCGAAGATACAGGACCACGAAACAAGGATCACTAACGCAGAAGCGGCGATAGTCGGCCTTGATTCGCGATTAACGACAGCAGAAAACGATATTGATTATCTGACTGATGAAGTTGTCGCCATTCAAAACACGCTTTCAGACCATGAAACGCGCATTGATGCTCTGGAGTATGCCACTACTCGCAAGAAATCAGAGGTTGTTTACTCAGGAGTATCTGTAACCATCCCGACAGCGCCGACCAACCTTGTTAGCCTGCTGAAAACGCTCACGCCGTCATCCGGCACGTTGGCACCATTCTTCGACACCGTTAACAACAAGATGGTTGTGTTCAACGAGAACAAAACCTTGTTCTTCAAGCTGTCGATCGTCGGGACGTGGCCCAGCGGAACCGCCAACAGGTCAATGCAGCTAACCTTTTCCGGCTCCGTTCCTGACACACTGGTAAGCAGTCGTAATGCAGCGACAACAACCGATAACATCCTGTTAGCTACGTTCTTCAGCGTGGATAAAGACGGCTTTCTTGCCACAAATGGCAGTACGTTAACCATTCAGTCAAATGGTGCAGCGTTTACTGCCACAACCATCAAGATAATCGCGGAGCAGTGATGATTCATTTCAAACCAACGCGAAACATCGACCTGATCGAAGCAGTCGGAAATCACCCTGACATTATTGCCGGAAGCAACAACGGTGATGGATACGACTACAAGCCTGAATGCCGTTACTTTGAGGTTAACGTGCACGGTCAGTTTGGCGGCATTGTTTACTATCAGGAGATTCAGCCGCTGACATTCGATTGCCACGCCATGTACCTGCCAGAGATTCGCGGCTTCAGCAAGGAAATTGGGCTGGCGTTCTGGCGATACATTCTGACTAACACCACCGTTCAGTGCGTCACATCGTTCGCCGCACGCAAATTCCGCCACGGTCAGATGTACTGCGCAATGATTGGCCTTAAGCGTGTAGGAACCATCAAGAAATACTTCAAAGGCGTGGATGACGTGACTTTTTACAGCGCCACACGCGAAGAACTAATCGACTTCCTGAATCACGGGAGATAGCCATGTTATATGCATTTAAGCTAGGCAGAAAACTGCGCGGCGAGGAACCTTGGTGCCATGAAAAAGGCGGGAAAGGTGGTAGCTCTGATAAAAGCGCAAAGTATGCAGCAGAAGCTCAGAAGTATGCCGCAGACCTGCAAAATCAGCAGTGGCAGACGATCATGAAAAACCTTGCTCCGTTCACGCCTCTTGCGGAGCAGTATGTTAACCAGCTTCAGAACCTTTCCAGTTTAGAAGGTCAGGGGCAGGCACTTAATCAGTATTACAACTCTCAGCAGTATAAAGACCTTGCAGGTCAGGCTCGTTACCAGAGTCTTGCTGCTGCGGAGGCTACGGGAGGACTTGGTTCGACAGCCACAAGCAATCAACTGGCTACGATCGCGCCGACTCTCGGTCAGTCTTGGTTATCAAATCAGATGAGCAATTACAACAATCTGGCAAACGTTGGGCTTGGTGCGCTGCAAGGTCAGGCAAACGCCGGGCAGACGTACGCCAACAACATGAGCAGCATTGCACAGCAAAGCGCAGCTCTTGCCGCTGCTAATGCCAATAAACCATCAAGTCTTCAGACAGCAATTAGTGGCGGAACGTCTGGTGCGATTGCCGGTGCAGGTCTTGCCAGCCTTTTGGGAACATCAACACCTTGGGGCGCTGGCATTGGTGCTGGTATCGGATTGCTTGGCTCGTTGTTTTAAGGGGTAATCATGGCTACTTGGCAAGGATCAAATGGCGGATTGTTGGCTGGTATCGGCGGCGTCAACTCAAACGCTCCGAGCGTAAATGACATCGGCAATACGCTTCAGCTTATCAGGCAGAACAATGATATTGAGCGTTCAGGCGCTAACAATGTTGGGCTGACTGCTTTGCAAGGTCTTTCAGGTATTGCAGGGGTGTTTCAGCAGGAAAAGCAGGCTCAGCGGCAGAAAGAATTTCAGCAGGCATACGCTAATGCTTATGCGTCTGGTGATCGCGGTGCTTTGCGTCAGTTGGCTACTCAATATCCAGACCAGATTGAATCCGTTCGTAAAGGCATGGGATTCATTGATGAAGAGCAGCGTAATTCTATCGGCACCTTAGCAGCTGGCGCACGCCTTGCGTCATCGTCTCCAGAAGCAATGCAATCATGGCTGCAAAACAACGCCAAGGAACTGGCGCGCGTCGGCGTTGACCCTAACAACGTTGCTCAGATGTATCAGCATAATCCTTCAGGATTTGGTGAGTTTGTTGATCACCTTGGGATGGCTGCTCTCGGTCCGATTGACTACTTCAATGTTCAGGACAGAATCGTTGGTCGTGAGATTGACCGCGGAAAACTTGCAGAGACAATCCGCAGCAATCAGGCTGGAGAAGCACTAACAGCGCGTGGTCAGAACATCACGATGCGCGGTCAGGATTTATCTGCTTCTACTGCACGACGCGGTCAGGATTTGGCAATGCAGCGATCGTCAACAAGAGGAACTGCTGGGAATGATGAGCGTACAGTTCAGTTATCAGATGGCAGAACTGTAACTGTCGGCGGGAAGCTTCATGGCGCTGGGGCTAATGCGTTCTACGAAGGCATCGACAACGAGGGGAATATGGTTCGCGTTCCTGCCAGTTCAATCGCAGCGCCTGCAACATCGTCTGCATCAGCACAAAACTATGCCATGAAGAAGGATATCGACGCGATCGCAAATGCAGACGCTTCTGCTCTCGATTTCATGACAGGAATGACAGGTGGTGCAGGTAATCCAGCAATTGGTGCTGATGTTCGCAGCCGATTAACAGGAAAAGAGCAGCGCCAGTTATATAACTCAGCACAACGTATTCAGGGCAGAATGCAGAATCAGGGTGTGGCGGCAGCAAGGGACATGGGTGCCAGTGGTATTAACACCGTTGCAGAAGCGAAGATGTATTTTCAGGGGATGCCGCAGGTTGACTATTCGAGCCCGGAGGCTATGCAGCAGTCGATTCGTGAGATTCAGGAATACACCAACAATTACAACCAACAATATAACGTTAATGTTGGTAAATCTCAGCGGAAGCAATCTCAACCTGCACAGGTATCACAGCCAGCAGCCAGCAGTAACTTTTCTTCACTATGGGGTGATTAATGGCTAAAGCATGGAAAGATGTTATCGCCTCTCCACAGTATCAGGCGTTAGCACCAGAACAAAAAGCGCAGGCTCAGGAACAATACTTCAATGAAGTCGTTGCCCCGCAAGCCGGAGAAAATGCAGAGCAGGCAAAACAAGCGTTTTACTCTGCTTACCCTAGAGGTCTGCTAGAGAAGGGTAATATTGACATTCACAATCGGCCTGTTGTTAAAAACTCTGATGGCAGCATTAGCACTGTGCGGAGCATGTCTACCAATATAGATGGTAGAGAGGTGCTGATTCCTACCGTTAGTGATGATGGTCGCATTATGTCTGATGATGAAGCTATTGATAACTTCATGAGGACGGGAAAGCATCTTGGTATGTTCGACAATCCTGACGATGCCACTGCATATGCGGAGAGTCTGCACAACCAGCAAGCTGATGAATACCTCCCTAGGAAGAATCAAGCTACACAACAGCCTGTACAGCAAAGTACACAGGCAGCGCCACAGCAGCAAGGAGGTTTCATTTCCGACCTTGGCAATGCCGCGGCTGAAACTGGTCGCGGACTGGTGCAGGCTGGCGTGAACGTGGCAAACATACCTGCATCAGTTGCCGATGCTGTAACAAGCGCGGCGGCTTGGGCTGGCGGTAAACTCGGAATTGGCGATGGGACATATCACCCAGCACCACGAGTAACAACGCAGGGATTAGAGCAGGACTTTGGCCTTCAGCAAGGTGCGCTGACTCCACAAACGACAGAGGGAATGGTATTTGCTGAAGCATTGCCTTACCTCACTCCTGCTGGCGTTGAGAGAGCGGCAGCACAGGCACCAACACTTGCTGGTCGAATTGCTCAGGGGGCAACTCGCCTTCTAGCAGAAAACGCAGTTGGATCACTTGCTGCAAATAGTGCGAAAGATGATGCGGAAGCACTCGCCACCGATTTAGGCGTTGGTGTACTTGCTGGCGGTGCTATTAACGCTGCCGGACGTGGATTAGGTGCTGCTTATCGTGGCGTTCGTGGTGCTATCGCGCCAGAAGCACAGCAAGCTATCAGATTTGCAGAGCGTGAAGGCGTTCCTCTGCACACCACAGACCTGTTACAACCCACTTCCCGCGTCGGAAAAATGGCGCAGACTACAGCAGAAAATATCCCTCTGGCTGGCACAAGCGGAATGAGAGCAACGCAACAGGAAGCGAGAAGCCAGTTGGTGCAGAGATTTGCTGATAAATTCGGTGAGTATGATCCATCTGTTGTTATTGACAGCCTTAAAGCGAAAACATCAGGAATTCGTCGTGCCGCCGGTAATCGACTGGAGCAGGTTCAGAATGCTATGGCTGGAGTAAACATTCAGCCTGCGCGAGCAATTCAGCAGATTGATACAGAAATATCTAACCTGCAGAAGCTTGGTAAGGTTGCTGATAACGAGACTATTTCAAAACTTCAGTCATATCGTGATGAGCTTGTTCGCAATGCTGGCCCTGATGGTCCTGTAAATCTGGATTTGAAGCAATTAAGCGACCTGCGCAGCCAGTTCAGAATGGACGTGAAGGGTGAGCGACCAGTGTTACCAAACCGTTCCGATGCTGCCATTCAGCGCGTTTACAAGGCAATGACCGACGATATCAATGGTGCCATTGGTCAGAATCTTGGCAACGATACTCTCCGTAAATATCAGCAGGCCAATGCCGTCTACGCTGACGAAGCGGCTAAACTAAAGAATACCAGGCTGAAGAATGTTCTCATGAAAGGCGATCTGACGCCGGAAGTTGTCAACAACATGCTATTCAGCAAGAACAAATCTGAAATTAAGGCTCTGTATAACTCAGTTGGTCGTGTTGGTAGGGTGCAAATGCGCAATGGCATCATTGGAAAGGCGATGGAGAAATCAGGTGGTTCCCCTGACCAGTTCCTTCGGCAGCTTAACATCATGCAAAACCAGACTGGAATAATATTTAAGGGGCAGGATGCTGCTTATCTGAAAGGATTGAAAAACTACCTGCAATCCACGCAGCAGGCTGCAAAAGCGGCAGTAACAACACCAACAGGGCAGCAAACCATCCCGTTCATTATCGGATATGGGACGGCAATGAACCCGGCGACAACTGGCGCAGCGGTAAGCTACGGACTTCTTACTCGCGCCTATGAGAGCGAGCCATTCAGAAATGCAATGCTCCGAATGGCAAACACCCCACGCGGATCAACAGCGTTTGAGAAAGCCATGCAGCAGGCGCAAAAGGCCATTAACGCCCTGACTCAAGGTGCCAAGTCTGATGCGTTGTCAGAATAGCTTCGCAAACACCAGGAACGTGCAAAAACCAAATATGTAGAACGCAATATTCAGCATATCTCTTTGCATAAATCCTCCGTAACTGATAGTTAGCTGCTGTCTTTTTTATATAGCTCCTTGAGCGTATCAAAGACAATTTTCTTAACCATATCAGATTGTTGTTCTGCCATACGCTCTGCATCGTCAATGTAAACTGATGCAGAGCTTTGTTTGTCCAATGATTCTTCAATCGCTGCAATTATCTCTGAGTTCAGCGACCTGTTATTCATCTTCGCACGCTGCTTAATTTTCGCGTGGAGTTCATGCGGAAGTCTCAAGTGAAACTGCGCCTCGTCGTATTTGCTGTACATCCTTGATGCCTCACCAGTTGGGTGGAATGGCATCGTAACCTACTGGATAAATACTCAATAGTACCATTTCGGTATGCAATCACATCATGGTTGCATCATATTATTCGTCTGGAGCAATGAAATGTCAGATATCACCGCAAATGTTGTGGTAAGCATGCCTTCGCAACTATTCACTATGGCGCGTTCTTTTAAAGCCGTAGCCAATGGCAAAATTTATATCGGTAAAATTGACACTGACCCTGTAAATCCTGAAAACCAGATTCAGGTTTATGTAGAGAACGAAGACGGCTCTCATGTTCCTGTATCGCAACCAATCATCATTAACGCTGCTGGTTACCCGGTATATAACGGACAGATTGCCAAATTCGTAACTGTGCAAGGCCATTCAATGGCTGTATACGATGCGTATGGTGCGCAGCAGTTCTATTTTCCGAATGTGCTGAAGTACGATCCTGACCAGCTGGAGGGAAGGCTTTCATCTTCTATTGGTTTTTCATACATTGGAGGCGTTCGCGGTCTTGTAAAAACATCAGAGGCTGGAAGTCTTGAACAGGCTATTGATACCGCTCTTGAGAACAGTGCTGATGTTCTCATTGATAACGTACAGAATATAAACACACCAATTCGCAGATCGTTAAATGGTAGAGACATTACAATCAAATCTACGGCTGACGGTTGGGTTAACTTCACACCTACAGACGTAAACACCTACTACCAGATCCTGACGTTTGACGGAACAGGCGTCGAAAGCGTCACCACTAAAGTCAAAATTGACGGCGGAAAAGTTCGTGGTGTTGGGCGTGCTGTAGTTGGCATTACTGTGAACAACGTTTATGCGCATTATGAAGGATCAGAAATGCGCAACATCAGTGCTGGTGTTAACACTGTGACTGCACAGATTCACTTGTGCTATGGCGCTAGTTACTCCAACGTATTCCAGCAACTCGCTTCACAGGACTGGAGCGCAGGTGTTTATGGCTATGGTACTGTCCCTATCGATTGTGAGATTATCTCTGTCGACAACTGTATTTTTGGTGTAGCCGGCGCACCGCTTGATCGCCATGCAGTCTACGCATCAAGTTTTGCCGATGGGACAGGAACTAGCCGCGCCGCATTCGTACAAAACAACAGTGTTGTGATGCGCAATTACAATACTGAAACACCAGAAACAACGTTTGAACGCGCGTTTAAATTCATTGGCACACACCGCGTTAACCTGCACAACAATGACCTAGTTGGCGGTTATGGTTTTGCTCTATTCACGCACAGACACGACCAGAAATCAGATGTATTCAAAGTCAGTGATAACCGCTGCCGCACATTTGCAATCGGAATAATGATTTCCGCGCAAGGTGCAGAGGATGAAATTGACAATCCTACATGGCAAATGGGCGACCTGATTTTTTCAGATAACGAATTCAGGTTCACAACCACTACCGCTGGTATAGCCGTTGGCGTTGACTATAAAAACGTCCTAAGAATTCAGGATAAGGGTTCACGCTATTACAACGAAGCCTACGCGTCAGCTAATGCGCTTACCGTGTACTACGGACGCCCTGACAGGGTTCGGGCGACATTTATTGACTCGCAGGGTTGTCATTACGATGGATTCCAGTACATTTTCCGTGGCGAAGAACCAATAAACACGCTTGTGGATATCGTTTCCATTCACACGGTATCTTCGTCGTCACCATCGAGTGCAACTGAAGCAGAAAAAAGGTCAATTCGAGTTAGATCAATTGATAACTCTGCCTCTTGGAAATCTGGCTTTACGGGGTATGCGATTCCCGGTTTCAGTTACTATGATGTGACATTTGGGAGGTTCATTACCAACGTAGGGGCTGGAATGTGGATTGATGACAGAGGGTTTCAGGTTGTTGGTCTTTCTTCCGCTAGACCTACAGGTATACCTGTAGGACACATATACTACCAAATTGATACTGGGACATACATCAGATGGACAGGAAGTAATTGGATATTAATTACTGTTGCATGGTCTGGCATTCCAACTGCTGCAACGTCCTCACAGATAAACGCTATAAATAAGAACCTTCTTGGGTACGGTCACAGTATCTATAACATAGACACTAAAAAGCCAGTTTTTTTTGATCAACTGGCTCAAGCTTGGAAATACGCTGATGGTACAACTATGTAATTTTACCCACCAAGATTGATTATTAGTTTTCCGTTTTCGTTTTTTATATATCCTATGTAAGGGTATGGCGGCAATTTCATTGCTATGTTGGCGTCATATCCAGATGATATCTTTTCACACCTAACTTTTGCTAGTGAGTAATATGAAATATATGCACATATTCTTCTAGGGTTACCATTATCCCAAGAAAAGAAAGACACTCCAAATGTGTCACTGTTTCGTAACTTCCATCTGTTTTCATTATTTATATGTCCATGAAAGTAAAGTGTTATAATACTAGACTCACCATGCTTAATTAATGACTGCGCATCAGAAACTATCTTTCGTGATATAAACTCATCTCTAGATCTTGCAATATCATCAGAATAAAATAATGCCGATACTGCATAAGTAGAGTAAAGGCACATGAAGACCGGGATAATAATAAACTCTTTCTTTAAACTCAAGCCTCTGAATATAATCAGAACTGAAAATGCCACTACAAAGCTCATTGAAATGTAAGTGCGTGGCATCTGGTTATTTCCGAAATAAAAAACAAGAACTAAAGGAGATAATACCAAAGCAAGTGACATTAAACATGATGTTGCATTATTTAGGTTTCGTTTGAATACTAAGTTAAAAAAAACCACCACTACAGCAATCACTCCAACAATATACGTCCTAAACCCAAAAAACGTATCTCCAAGCAAAAAGTTTTTTGTGTAGTTATACAGATAATTAATTATATAACTATTTTGTCTGTAACCCCACGCCATTTGTGATCTTGAATATTCCGCAGTCTTATCATCAACTCCATACGAAATTAATATTATTTTGAAAAACATAAAATACAATGCAAGTGAAAGTATGAATATTACTGTGCTATATAACGAGAATTTAATTATTGATGTTTTATATTTATTGTTTTCTTTATTTCTTGTTCTCAGAATAAAGAATCCAACATATACACTAAACGCTACAACAAGAAATGACTGGTATATTGATATAGCACAGCAAAGACATACAATAGATATGGTTGCATTAAGTAATGATTTGTCACCACCCATCGCTTTAAATGATGTTATCGCGGATATAACAACCAACAGAATACCAATAGCTGTGGTGTCTGCCTGGTTAGTAAACTGCAATTGATAAGCAAGTTGCGGCGTGGCAAAAAAACCAAATATAACAACCAATCTCTCGTGAGTATTTTCTGTTATAAAAATAGATGCCATCCATGCGGCAATGGCAATAATAACTAAAGATAATAATACTGAAAAGAAAGGCGTGTATGGCTCTGGTAATATAAACTGATGAAGCAGGGCATGACCCCACCTGCCAAGTGATATTGTGTGAATGGTATTATCAAAAAACTCTCCATCTATAGAAAGACTAAAGTTAAATAAGCAATAACCATACACAATAACGGAAGTAATGATGGACAAAATTAATAATTTTATTTTGATGTTTATCATTTTTTAATTCCTTTCAATATATATTTGGGTCTTTGTTTAACCTCGACGTAAATCCTTCCAATGTACTCTCCAAGAACGCCAATGCCGATAAGTTGGATGCCGCCTAAAAATAGAATTGAGACGAGAAGTGATGGGTACCCTCTAACAGCATTCCCAAAAAAGAGAGTGTCAAAAATCATCCATGCCCCGTAAAGTAACGCTGCACCTGCAACGAACAGACCAATGTAAGTCCACATGCGCAGAGGGAAGGTTGAAAAGCTCGTTATCCCCTCAAGCGCCAAGTTCCATAGTTTCCATCCGTTGAATTTTGTTCTTCCTGCAACGCGTTCTGCACGGGCATATTCAACGACATCTGTACGACCGCCAACCCAACTAAGTACACCCTTCATGAAAAGATTGCGTTCCGGCATGAGTTTGATGTTCTCCACGACCTCTCGTGACATCAGACGGAAGTCACCTACGTTTTCCTCGATCTTAGGGGTGCTTATTTTGTTATGCAGCTTATAAAACAATTCAGCAGATTTACGTTTAAGCCGGCTATCAGTAGAACGGTCTGAACGTTTAGCAAGCACTATATCAGCACCTGCCTGCCACTTTTCAATAAGATGAGGAATAACCTCAATCGGGTCTTGCAGGTCAACATCAATTGGAATTACAGCATCTCCGGTTGCATGGTCTAACCCTGCAAACAATGCTGGTTCTTTACCAAAGTTTCGTGTAAATGACAGCGGAACAACTAGGGGATCTGAAACGGACAGAGCGTTAATGATTGACTCCGTAGCGTCTTTGCTACCATCATTTATAAAAACAATTTCCACTTCATATGGCTTCAACTCTTCGAATTCACGTACCGTTTTATAAAAAATTGGTATCGCTTCCTCTTCATTGAAGACAGGAACGACCAGAGATATCTTCATTTCGCATCCCTAAAGACAATGAACTTTGAATAGACGAAACCGCACACCAAGCTGATGGCGGAGAAGGTGACAAGAGTGACAATTGGAGGAAGTGCACATCTATCAGCAGCCGATCCAACAGTAGCACTCAGTGTTCCCATGAACCCGACATATAACATGTAGCGCATCGTTGTAGTTGATGCTTTGAATGTGAATTTTGCATTTGCGAAGAAGCTAAAACTCACAGCCACAACAAAACCTGCGAAGTTTGCAAGAGCTTGGTTTGTATGCGCGGAATAGATACAAACACCAAAAACCACCCAGTGTATAAGGGTGTTCAGCACACCAATCGAGGTGTACTTTGCAAATAGTTTTAACATTTCTTCTATCAGCTAATAATCAAAGGCATGAAGTCTATCATCCAAGTCTCAATCGATCGATGACTTGCTATGGTTGATGAGACAAACAAAGTTTTGTACTGGATTGCAAGGCTTTGTGCTCTTCGATAGTGGTTAAGGTGGATCACTCCACCTTTTCATCAATCCAGTCCGCCCACCACTGCATCATTTCTCTGCGCTTATCGAGATACTGAGCATGGTTGTAAATCCCGCGTACAGATCCGCCGTTGGCATGTGCCAGTTGCACTTCAATAGCATCAGCAGGCCATTCGTGCTCGTTCATAATCGTGCTGAATTCATGCCTGAATCCGTGACCGCTTTCCAGACCTTCATAGCCGATTTGTTTGATCACAAGCAATACCGCGTTCTCGCAGATTGGCTTCTTCTTATCGTTGCGCCCGGAAAAAACAAACTCTGATACTGGTTTAGTGATTGAGCTTAGTGTAGTGAGAAGTTCAACCACCTGGTCTGACATCGGGACAACATGAATTTTGCGTCCCTTCATCACACTGGCGTCGATGGTGATAATCCTGTTTTCAAAATCGACGTTCTTCCATAGCATGGAACGAAGCTCTTTTGTTCTTAGGGCTGTGTAGCGTAAAACTTTGGTCGCAATGAGCGATACGATACTTCCTGAAAATGTTGCAAGTGCTTTGTTGAATGCCGAGATCTGGTCGGCAGGTAAAAACGGGAAGTTCTTCTTGCGGTATCCCTTCATGGCGTCAGCAAGGTCAGGTGCCGGGTTATATTTAGCCCTACCAGTGACAATAGCGTAACGGAAAACCTCGCCGCATCTTCTGCGGGCTTTGTTGGCTCGCTCCATTGCACCGCGATCTTCAAATCTGCGGATTACTTCCAGCAGTTGCATCGGCTCAATATCCTGAATTTCAAGGCCGCCGATGATAGGTAAAATGTCGTCATCGAACATTTTTGCAAGTTCAGTTGCATAGCCTACTGACCAGACTTGCTTCTTGTGCTCGTACCATTCCTTGTAAATCGCACTAAAGGAATTGTTGTTAGACGAAGCCTTTTTCGCCTTTACCGGATCGATGCCAGCCGAGATGTCTTTCCTCGCAGTCCATGCCTTATCCCTTGCCTCCTGCAAAGTCATAAGCGGATATTTTCCGACGGTCAGGATTTTCTCCTTACCGTCAATCTTGTAGCGAAGCTGCCATACCTTTTTCCCGGATACAGGGACATAAAGGTACAGGCCATTACCATCGAGAAGGCGGTATGGTTTTTCTTTCGGCTTTGCTGCTTCAATCTGCTTAACGGTGAGCAT